GTCCTACGTGTTCGCGCATGTGCGGCATATTGACGATCTGGCCGGGATCGCAATGGCGCCGCAGAAAGACCATCCCCGGTTTTCGATGTTCCGCTACCAAGGCGGTTTTCCGCTGATTGCCGATGTTGAGCTAGAGGCGCTTCGCTATATCGAGGAAAAACGGCGCGGTATATTCGCCAAGCTCGCGCGCAAGGGGCAGAAGGGGCCAACGTTCAATCATGGGCAGCAAGTCCGCGTGCCCGAAGGTGGGTTCGCTGGCCTATCTGGCGTGGTGGAAGAAAGCCACGGCCAGTTCACACTGGTGAGCTTTGCTGGTTTTCACCAGCCCATCAAAATTGCCTCTATACTTTTGCAGCCATGTGTGGCATCTGACAGTCAGCCAGATGATGGCGAAGCTGCACGAGCAGCATAGGCGAGAGAATGGAGGCCCGGCCCCCCTCGTCACCATCACCCGAGAAGCAGCGCTTCCGGGGCTGTGCCGCAGCATTTCAGCAACCCCATAGGCAGCACCCTCTCCCGCTGCCTGCCCGTCCCCTCGATACGACAGCAACGCAGAACGCATCGCAAGTGCGTGACGGGCGAACTTCCGCGAGGTCAGCAATGGCAACCCTAACCTCGCTCATCCGCAAGGCTCAATCCGTCATAGCCGAATACCTTCCTCCCGATAGCGGGATATCCGAACAGGATTGCCTGCGCGACCTGATCGAGATTCTGGACGGGCAGGAGATGATCGCTGCGATGGCCGACGCGGAAACCGCCACGGTCTAAAGTAGAGGAAGATAGATGGCCAAGGGCGCAAAGACCGGCGGCCGGAAGAAAGGTACGCCGAACAAGGCTACAGCCTCGCTGAAAGACCTCGCCAGGCAACACACTGACGCCGCCCTGACCACACTGGTTTCGGTCCTCGCGGGCGGTGAGGGCGTTCCCGCAGCGGCACAGGTCGCAGCGGCCAAGGAATTGCTCGACAGGGGCTATGGCAAGGCCAGCACAATACTGAATGGCGATGAGGACGGCGGCCCGATCAAGTTCGTCGGCAAGGTGGAGCTGGTTGGCGTAAGGTCGTATGCAGACCGCCAAGATTGATATCCCGGACAAGTTGGTCCCGGTATTCGAAGGCGAGGCAGACGTAAGAGGATCGCGGGGCGGGCGCGGTTCGGCCAAGAGCCGCACGTTCGCCAAGATGACTGCGGTTCGCGCTTACATGTGGGACATGGAAGGGCGCGAGGGAATAATCCTCTGCGGTCGCCAGTTCATGAACTCGCTGGCCGACAGTTCGATGGAGGAAGTAAAAGCCGCCATTCGTTCGGAGCCATGGCTGGCTGCGCACTTCGATATCGGCGAGACCTACATCCGCACGAAGTCAGGCCGGATAAAATACGCCTTCGCCGGGCTGGATCGCAATCTGGACAGCATCAAGTCCACATCGCGCATTCTGCTGGCATGGATCGAGGAAGCCGAGAACGTAATCGAGGCGGCATGGATCAAGCTGATCCCGACGCTGCGCGAAGAAGACAGCGAACTCTGGCTTACCTGGAACCCGGAACTCGAAACGGCAGCAACGAACAAGCGGTTCTTCAATTCGACCGATCCCCGCGTGAAGATCGTGGAGATGAATTACCGGGACAACCCGTGGTTTCCGCAGATCCTCGAACGCCAGCGCCTGAGGGACCTAGCTGAGCGGCCTCATCTCTATCAGCACATCTGGGAAGGCCAATTCCTCGAAGCGATGGAAGGGGCGTACTTCGCCGAGCAGCTGGCCAAGGCGAAGGACGACGGCCGGATCAGTTTCGTTCCTGAAGACCCGAACCTGATTATCCGCCTGTTCGCGGACATCGGCGGGACCGGGGCCAAGGCCGACAATTTCGTTTTCTGGGCGGCGCAATTCGTCGGCTTGGAAATCAGGGTTGTGAACCACTACGAAGTGCAGGGCCAACCGATCGGAGCGCATCTCAACTGGATGCGATCTCAAGGCTACACGCCAGACCGCTGCAAGATTTGGCTTCCACACGATGGCGACACGAACGACCGAGTGATCGACGTATCATATCACTCGGCATTCCGGGGCGCCGGTTACGAAGTCGAGGTTGTCGGCAATCAAGGCAAGGGCGCTGCTGCTGCTCGTGTAGAGGAAGCCCGCCGGCTGTTCTCTCGCGTCCGGTTCGATGAGGACAAGACCGCAGTGGGCCGCAAGGCGCTGGGCTGGTATCACGAGAAGCGCGACGACAAGCGCAACATCGGGCTTGGACCGGAACACGATTGGTCCTCGCACAGTGCGGACGCCTTCGGGTTGCTGTGCATCGCCTACGAAGTTCCCAAGGCCGCTCAGTCCATCGACTACAGCCGCGTCAGAAGGGGTATCGCATGACCGAAGACATCGGCATCGCCGCTCCGGAGTTGTTGCAATTCCTCCAGCAGGAAGAAGCTCGCGCGGTCGATACCAAGCTGAACGATGCCCGTGAAACCGCGCTGGAGTTCTATCGCGGCGAGCCGTTCGGCGATGAAGTGGATGGTCGCTCGAAGCTTGTAACGCGCGACGTTGCCGAAGTCGTGGACTACATGACGGTTTCAGTCATGCGCACGCTGGTATCAAGCGACCTGATCGTGGAGTTCGAGGCTGGCGAGCCGATGATGGTTCCCACACAGGGTCCGCCCGATCCGCAAACAGGCCAACCAACTCAGGGACAGAAGGACATCGCGCCCGAGCTGGCGCAGGAAGCAACCAAGCGCATCAATTGGAACTTCTCCCGCGAGCAGGATGGCTATTCGATCCTGCATGATGGGATCAAGGCCGGGTTGCTTGAGAAGATCGGCGTCTGGAAAAGCTGGGTCGAACGCCCAATGGTGCCGCAGCCGGTGCGGATGAACGCGGACGATCTGAACCAAGCCGACAAGATTGTTCAGGGTTCACCGCAGATGGTCCCGGATATCTACGATCTAGACGCCGCCGATAACCCGGTCGCGGTTTACGACGCAGTGCAACTGGTGCCGGGTCAGCCGGTGATGAAAGACGCGGCTCTTCCGAATGAGCAGTTCTTCTTCTCGCCCGATACGCGGACGATCGACACATCACCCTATTGCGGAGACTGGTCGCGGCAATCGCTGCATGACCTCTACGCAATGGGTTATCCCGAAGCATGGCTACAGGGACTGTGGAGTCAGACGCCGGGAGACGCGCAGCAACTAAGCAATACCCGCGATCATGCCCGGCAGGTCCGCGAGGACGACGTTGTGCGGGTCGAGTGGCATCGGGTTGTAATTCTCAGGGAAGAATACCTCTACTGGTTCTGGCAGGGCATTTTCCAGCTCGTGCGGGTGCATCGGGTTGGCAATGTGATCCTGAGCGTCAGTCCGGTTGAGGATAGGCCCTACACGGTCGGTTGCCCGTTCCCGATGCAGCACAGGCTGGTTGGGGATTCACTGGCCGACAAGGTCATGGATATCCAGGTGGTCCGCTCGCACATGCTTCGGCAGGCGATGGACAACCTCTATCTGTCGAACGCTCCCCGTGTGTGGGTCGATGAAGGCCAGATCGGGCCGACGACGATCGATGACCTGCTGGACGTGGCGCCGGGCGCGATCATTCGCGGCAAGAGCGGTTCTCAGGCTCCTGTGCCGTGGGATGTTCCGTTTGTTGCTGGACCTGCATTCGAAGCCATGGAAGTAATGGCCGGCGAAAAGGAAAGCCGCACCGGGATCACGCGGTTGAACCAAGGGCTTGACGCGGACACGCTGAACAAAACCGCCACGGGCACGGCATTGATGCAGGCCAGCGGGCAGCAGATCGAGGAATACGTAGCTCGCAACGCCGCGAACGCGATTGGCGAGCTGTTCGCAAAGAAGCTGAAACTGTTCGCTACCGAAATGCCGCCGCACCCGTTCAGGATCGACGGCGAGGTCAAGCAGATCAACCCGCAAAGCTGGCCGACCGACCTCAGAGTAAGCGTCCGGGTCGGGCTTGGCACGGGCAACAAGGACAAGAAGCTTCAGGCTATCGAGATGATGGCACAAGCACAGCAGCAATTGCGTGAAGTCGATCCGCGCATGGTCAGCCCAGACAACGTTTTCGAGACGGTGAAGTTGCTCGCTTCAACGTTGCAGCTTGGCCCCGCCACTAAGTTTGTCACCGACCCGGCGCAGTTGGGTCCGATGCCGCCGCAGCCCGATCCGAAGCAGCAGGAAGCCGACCAGAAGGCACAATTGGGCGCGGCCCAGTTGGGTCTCCAGCAGCAGAAGCAAGCAACCGACGCCCAGCTTCAACAGCAGAACATCCAGCGCCAGCGCGAGAAGGACATCGCCGACGCACAGTTGCAGATGGAAAAGCTGGATCGTGAGACGCAGATCGCGCTGTTTGAGGCTATTTCGAAGGACCAGAAGTTTCGGTCGGGCGGAAGGCTGGACGCATGAGCCGCTATTACAGCCGCCCCCGTGCCAAGGCGCTATGGGTAGCAGACGATACCTATTGCGAACCGACGCGCCCTGAGACGCCGCAGGCAAGCGACCATGAGCCAACTGACACGGGATTACTGGACGCTAGCGGGGATACCATCTGGCGCGCGCCCAATCCGATGGGTTTCGGCAAGGACGACGAGTGGTGACCCTCGAAGAACAATACGCCGAAGCACAGGCGGCACAGAACGCCCTGGATCGCTTCCTTGGCCCTGCCATGCAGGTTGTCGAAGCGGAATACGCCGAACGCCTGCTTGAAGTGGCTGGGTCCACGCTGGCCAAGGGCGAGGCCGAGTGGGCGATGCTGAAACTGTCGATGGCGCTCAAGATCGCTCGCGCTGTTCGCGGCCAGATCGAAGCGATTGCACGCGGTGGCTCGGCAGTCGAACAGCAGATGGAGCGGGCCAAGCAGATTGAGGCTATCAGGCCTTACAAGCGCAGGATTTTGGGACTGTGAGGGGCTTCCAAGAGGCATACGAACGCCTCGTGACCGCCCAGCAGAACCGACCGACCGAAGAACAACTGGCAGAGCTCGAAGCCGAGCGGCGCGAAGAGCAATACAGGCTCAAGATTTCCCGGCTGCGCAAGAGCGTGGCCTGACCTGAAACACCCCAAAAGGTGCAAGCAAGCCGCTCATTTCGGGCGGCTTTTTCTATTGGAGTGAGCGAGAGTGGCACATCTGGACACAGAAGCCGCTGTTGCCGATGCCGACGATACGACCGGCACTGCGGACAACGGCAATACCGGCACGAACGAAGGCCAACAGCAGGATAGCGATTTCGATTACTATCCCGACGATCCGGCCCCCAGCGAAGAACCCCAGCCAAAGCCGCAAGGCGATGGCGAGGGATCGCAGGAGGACGACGAAGGCGACGAGGACGGCGACGAAGCTGAGACCCAGCACATCGAAGCACCCCAGAGCCTGAACGCCGAAGAGCGCGAGAAGTTCGCCACGCTTCCCCCGGAAGCCAAGGAGTTCTTCACCAACACTCTTCGACGCCGAGAAGTGGAGGCACAGCAAGGGGTTCAGAAGGCGGTTGAGACCCAACGCGCCGCTGAACGACAGGCAGCCGATACGGTGGCGCAGACGCAACAGGACTTTGCACGGAAGTTTGGCGAACTGGCCAACGCTTTCGCTCCACAACCTCCCCCAGCAGCGCTCGCGCGCAGCAACCCGGCAGAATATAACGCTCTCAAGGCGGAATATGACGACCAGGCGGGGGTCTTCCGGGAGCTAGTCGGTCAGATCCACGCAATTGGATCGGAAGCTGACAAGCACTTCGAAGCCCAGCAGCAGGAATGGCAGGCAGAGCGCGCAAAAACGCTCATGTCCGATCCTGAGTTTGCCGGTGCCGAGAACCGCGAAGCCTATCTCAAGACCCTACTCGACTTTGGCGAGAAGGAGCTTGGGTACAAGCCCGATGGGTTAGCCCAGCACGGCGAGGCGCAGGATTTCTTCAATCTGCGCAAGGCGATGCGATGGAAGGAAAAGGCGGACAAGTGGGACGGCTACCAGAAGAAGCGCAACCAGCGGCCCCGACAGGCCGACACGGGGCGATTCCAGGCAGCGCCTGCGGGGGCAAGAGCGGTGAGTCAGGGCGGTCAGGGTGATCCGATGCGGGTCCTTTACCCGAACGACTAACCCATAGGAGGCCATTATGGCCACAATCGGCAACTCGTTCCCGTCGCTCATCGACCACTATCGTTCGGTCGATAAGTACGGGGACTATATTCCCGTCATCGAAGCGCTTACCGTTCTCAACCCGCTGATGCAGGACGCTTACGTGTTCGAGGCCAATGAAGGCACTCAGCACAAGTCGGCGATCCGCACCGGCCTTCCGACCCCGACGTGGGGCAAGCTCTACCAAGGCATTCCCCAGAGCAAATCGACCAAGCAGCAGGTGACCGACACCAGCGGCTTTGTCGAAAGCCTGTCCACCGTCGATACCCGCCTGCTCAACTACAAGAAGAACCCCGCCCAGGCCCGCGCTGATGAAGCGGCGGCGCACATGGAGGGGATCGCGCAGGACGTGCAGACCAACTTCTTCTACAGCGATACGGCCACCACGCCGGAGCGCTTCAAGGGGCTGGCCGCACGGTACGACACGCTGGCGAACACGCAGGTGGTCAACGGCGCGGGCTCGGGCTCGGACAACACGTCGATCTGGATGGTAACGTGGGGCCGGGGTAAGACCGGGCTGTTCTATCCCGAAGGGTCGAAGGGTGGCATCATCCGGGACGACAAGGGCGAACAGCGCACGCTCGATGCGAGCAGCAACCCGTACTACGTCAAGGAGGAGTATTTCCGCCAGGACGTGGGCGTTACCGTTGGCGACTGGCGTTACAACGTCCGCATCGCGAACATCGACGTGTCGGACATGAACGCCGGTTCTGTGGACCTGTACAGCCTTCTCCAGAAGGGCCTGTACAAGATGCAGGGCACGTTCGCGACCGACATCAACAACGGCGCGCAGTTGTCGAACCCGTTCCTCTCGGGCGGCAAGACGGTGATCTACATGAACCGCACGGTTTTGCAGGCCATCGACAGCCAGACGACGAACGACAGCAAGCTCCAGCTCCACCCGGCTGAACTCGAAGGCAAGATGGTCAAGATGTATCGGGGCCTCCCGATCCACGTGACCGATGCCATCCTGAACACCGAAGCGGCGCTGAGCTAAGGCCAGGAAAGGAGACAAACGTCATGATTATGGACCTTACCGGCCTGTTCTCGTCGAACCAGGCCATCACCGCTACGGCGGCCTCTACCAACCTCATCGATCTCGGTGCGGGTGCGACGGGGACCGGCGTCGGCAACAAGGGTGCGGGCTTCGGCACGGAAATCCCGCTGGTGATCGCGGTGACGGAGGCGTTCGCTACGCTGACTTCGCTGACGATCACGGTCGAGACGGACGACAATGCCGCGTTCGGCTCGGCAACGACCGTGTGGACTTCGCCCGCTTACACGCTGGCGCAGCTCAATGCGGCCTATGCAGGGGATTTCTACCTCTCGCCCGATCGCCTGCCTGTCTCGGTGAACGAGCGCTATGTGCGCCTCAAATACACCGTGGGCGGCTCCAACGCCACCACCGGCAAGATCACCGCCGGCACCGCGCTTGCGCGGCAGACGGCCTAAGGAGGGCTGAGCAATGACCAAGAGCAAAGCCAAGCACTACGTCTCGGATGAAGACGTTGCCCTGAAGGGCGGCGTCGTGAAGGCCGGGACCCCGTTCGTCTCGGACGCCGAGCCGGGCGATAGCTGGAAGGAAATCGATGCGGAAGACGCGGCGGCACAGACCGCAGCGACGGCCACGGTTCCGACCAGCGAGGCATTCGAAGCCGCAAGCAAGTATGCCGTCGAGGCCTACTGCCTGATCCACGGCATCGACATTCGCCCGCTGTCCACGAAGGAAGACTTCGTGAACGCGGCGAAGGCCTTCAACGACCC